GAATATGAGTCGGATCTTTCACAAACGTATGACAATCACTATTGAACCATCTACGGACGACGTACTCGTCAAGGTCTACGCCATCAACTATAACATTCTACATATCCAGAGCGGTCTCGCAGGTTTAAAATTTTAAAGGGGTATAGTAGTAATGGCTGGTCGGATTCAGCTTACAACGAAGGGTGTCCAGGACATATACTTCACGGAAGAGCCGGACTATTCACACTTCGTACAGTTATTCAAAAAACACACGAATTATACTACACAGTTTGTAAAATTGGATGTTGATGGTGAAGCAGAATTCGGAAAGACGGTTCGTCTCACCATTCCCAAAGATCAAGGTGACATGGTCAAGACGATTAGTTTGGATGTTGAACTTAATCCTATAGCTGAATCAGAAATCACTCGCGTCGGCTACATCGAATCGATCGGTCACGCCATGATTGAATACGTCGACATGTACATCGGGGATGAAAAAATCCAACACATCCCAAGTGACTATCTACAGATCTACTCTGAACATAACTATACACAGACCAAACAGAAAGCCCTTGAAAAACTGATTGGTAAATACCCCGATCGTACATCGAATGTACCAGTGGCGAGTGGTGTCATCTTAGGTCATCTCGGACCTGCTACGACATCTCGTAAACTGTTCATCGACATCCCCTTCTACTTTTATCAGAAACCGGAACTCGCCATCCCACTCTGTGCCATGTGCTACCAAGAAGTGACCCTCGAGATTAAGTTTAGGGAAATCGAAGACTGCGTCGTCAAGACTGATCCACCCACTGACGACACTGTTCAGACAGTTACACTGGACTATGAAGTTGAGTCGAGTGAGGTACTTACGTCCAATATCATGGTTGTATCGAATGATGGATTATCCTTCGCTTCTAACGTCAACGACAGTATCGAAATTACAGGACAGACAACCTTCGTCGGTGATGGTATCGTCTCGCCCGCATTGAATGTCATCGTGAACTCGACAGGAATTTACAGATATGAAGATGATCAGTGGGTACAGAGGTCAACCGACAGTGTCTCGGGTGACGTTCAGTTTTCGGATGACGGCGACGTTATCGCTCAAATCGGACATGGTCTATGGGAATGGAACGGAACTGGCTACGATTTTAGGAGTATCGGCAACCTGGCTGCGATTTCAAGGGATGGCACTGTTTACGCCATAGAAAATATATCCACCATCGATGTAAATACTTTAAGTACGAATACTAAACTGGGTAATTCTATATTCAAAGATGACGTGAATGCCGCTTATACATTTACATTTTCATATGATGGTTCAATACTATTTATAAGCAGGAGTAATTCAATCCTGGTATATACATACACTGATTCATGGGATAGATTTGGTCAGGATATAAACCTTTATGAAAATGGACAGCTTTCTGTTACTAAAAGTGGAACATCTTTCTTCGTATACAACGTTAATGAACCATACAACGACACCCTTACGGGTGTAGGTATACTGTATAATTATAACATACTCAATACACAGTGGTTTGAAGTATACAGGTATCGTGGAACTGGTGGTATATATTCCAGTGTAAATGACACGAATACCATACTTAGCATCAAAAAGACACCCAACGAAACCGACTACATCAAACTTCAACAGATTACACGATCAGTAGAAAACTATGACGATGTCGTGATTAAAGGGGTGGAAGACATAGTAGATACCGGGTCTAGGGTATACGGTGCAGGTTACCAGGGATTGGGAGTCGATACACGAGAAGCGTTTCTTTTCAATGAAGATACCAAATATAGAGATGATACTACCAGTTTCATCAATGGTCCTATAAGAGACATTTACATAAATAATACCGGGTTATTCATTACAACCGTCATCCCATCCCTTGACCAAGTACAATTTTTTAATAGAAGTACCACAGAACAAACATTCATAGAACGACGTATTAGAAATGATCAGGAAATATTAACTATTTTTGGAAGAGGTGACATAGTCGTAAACAAAATTGTTTTCTCAAAATCTGGTTATTATTTCGCAATAATTGACACGACGAATGACAATATATACGTATTTCGATACGACACGAACAACCCCGGTGAATATAGAAACGTGATGTATGTTGACTCTGGTACACCTAACGTATACACCCCCATACCCGGGATCACATCAAAAAGGGGTGTATTTTTTTCGGATGATGACACAGAACTCGTTGTTTTTGGTGATACCATACAGATACTTAAAATAGAAAACATACAACAAGTTTACCAAACCATCGAAGAAAATACCTTTGCATATCCCATATATACAGTTTCACACGATTTGAACCGCTTTATAAAATACGACTCAACAAACGAAATAATCCGTATATTTACGGTCACTGAAAATGGAACTGTTTCGAGTCTACCAATTTCAACATTGACGAATGTATTGGACTTCTCTCTATCTAAAGATGGTACGATAGCCGCATTTGTTACGTCAACATTTACCTACATATACGAATATGACGGGAGTGGATGGAATAACAAGTCGTCATTATTTGTTGGATTGGAAACATTTAAAAAATTTAACATGACCGATGATGGTAATACTTTATCATATGTATCAAGTGAATCTACACCCGATCGTACAATCATCATTATATATACATATGAAGATTTGTCATGGAAACGTATACTTCAGGAAAACGATACAAGTACCAGTCAGACAGGTGGCGTTGGTCATGTATCACAGAATGGGTATCATTTCATATCTGTGTACAACTCGAACGCCAATTTCCCCAACAGATCCATACGTGTAAAACAGATCATAAAACAGACCGAAACCATCATCGTCAACCTCGATCAAGAATTTTCTAGACTGTTCCCTAACCAGATTAAAAGTTGTAAGGTGTGTCTAGAGATGGCATTTCTTGATGACTATGAACGAACCTTCATTAAAAAACACAGGAAAGACTATGTCATCACACAGATACAACAAGGAACCTACACCATGCCAAAATCAATTGAATCCCACAAGATCAGGACACAATTCGTGAATCCGGTCAAGGAACTGTATTTCGTGATAAAACGGGTTAACAATAAGGGTTATGAGGATTTCGTGTCACCCTTTGACTACGACAATGACAGAATCACAAGTGAGAACAAGCTCATCTTCTACGAAAATCTTAAAAGTTTAGAGTTGACACTCAACGATACACCAATTCTTGATAAGGATACGGGTAACTTTGTATTTCTCAAAGCGATTCAACCAGCGATCCATCATTCCAAGACACCATTGATACGGCGGTTCTATAGCTACAGTTTCGCATGTGAACCAGAACAGGCACAACCGACGGGTCAAGTAAACTTTAGCCTCATCAACAATCAACTGATCACAGCCAACCTGACTGAAAATACAACATATGACCGAACACTTAACGTCTACGCTTTAAGTTACAACATACTTAGACTAGATAAAGGTATGATGCGAATGGTATTTAATACGTAATGGAACAACAATACATTACGTCCATGATTGACATAATGACACCCGTCCTCGAAAAAAGTATGCTCATAGCCTGCGAATACTGCAAAGCAACAGGTCGTGATACCGTGACAGCAGAAGATGTTGAATACGCTACAAAGTATTGTGCGATGAATACTGTTGGTGATCATATCGGTTCATTTTTTCCAGAAATATACGACGAACAAGAAGACGACGATGACGATTCGTTGGAAGAAGTGAATGACGATGATTGTCCTCCATTTATCAGGTACTCAGGAGATGATTCTAGATTTATCAAGGTTAATGAAGCCTACGATCATTGGGATGACTGGATTCCCCAGAGTCCGGCAGAAGAGATGTTAAAAAATGCTATTAATAGTAATGGACCCGGTGGGATGGACAAGCAATGAATTTAAAATCATCGATGAAGATTCAAGTTCCGACTCAGATTCAGACTGTGATACCGAAGAAAATTTCCAGGTGACAAAGGGGTACTCCATACAAAAATATCAAAAGATTCTGACCGAAGTTGAATTATTACCGGAATAATTTTCTATGCCTACAATAAATGTCCGGCCCCGCCATCGAAACTGTCCAGATACTCACCAAGGAACTTCAGACCCAGTCCCTCAACTCGGTCGTCGCGGGTTTCTCCTTC